CTTTTTCAGCGGCAGCTTTTTCAGCGGCAGCTTTTTCAGCGGCAGCTTTGACGCCTTCAAGTTTTTTAGCTGTTGGCTCAACAGAGGTTTTTGTATACCCCCCTTCTTTAGCAGCAGCTAAAGCCAATTTTGAGTTTGGAAATACAGCATGTAAAGAATCGCCTTGAGCGTCCTTACGTGTTTTGTGCTTAAATAGCACACCACCTGCTTTTAATTGAGATTTAAATTTATCAAGATATTCTTCCTTTGTCATAATTGGTATTTGTATCAAAACTTGTTCGACACAAATATCAAATCATATTACAAGAAAAACTATAACAAAATGTTACAAATATCAAGAAGCAAGTTTACCTTGATAGATAAGGTCTCCTTTTTCGTTATATCGCTCGATAAGGATAGAGCCATCTGGAAGGATATATTTATCTTGTCTCTTGTTGGAATTTTGACGGTTTCCATTAACAATGTATTTTGCTGCTTCCATCGCCGCCAGTTTTTGACCATTGATAATCGCTTGTGTTTCTCGATTATTGCGAATTTCAATGATTTTAGCTTGATTGGATTCCATTTGAGTAACAGTTCCAGTCAAACGATTTCGGCTCTGCCGTGCCAACTCTGCGAAGTTCACACCCTTGTATTTCCCTGCTGATAAATCACCAAGAAATTTATGATGCTCCCGACTAGCATCAGTTCCGACAAGTATTTCAGTACCTTCGGCTTCATACAATCGGTTTCCGTGAACAAGTGGTACTCCACCATTTTCATGTGTAGGGCCTTGTATAACTAAACCTTTACCCCTCGACTGGTAAGGATTTAACCCTTTACGCAATGTTGGTATGGTTGCCTGTGATTGAGCCAAAGCTTTAAATTTTCGGAAGGTAGCAAATAATGAGGCAATCCCAGTTGCTGCCGTTATGATACCTGCTAAACCAAATTTGGAAGAACTCAATAGTATATTTGCCACTGATCCGACTAATGCAGAACCTTGTTGTATAGCTTCAATCTGTAATCGCTGTCTAGCTGCCTTTTTTTCAAGTTCTAATCGTTTCTTGGTTGCGGCATCCCTTTCCGCTTGTTCTTCTGATAATTGATTTTTGAGTAAATCAAAATCGTTGGCGTATCCCGCCTTTTTCAATTCGAGTTCTCGATTTAATGCATCTTCAGTTGCTTCAACTTTTGAATTGAGTGATTCAATTAATTGGTCTTGTTCTGTGATTTGTTGGTCAGTATTTGATAAAATTCCTTCCGTTATTTTATTAAAAACTGTTTTAATTCCTTCCTCGATAACTGCTAAATCTTCTCCTGATATTCCAAGCTGTTCAATTACATTGTTTTTTAGACGTTGTAATTTGTCAATAAATGTATCATCAATTTGTATATCCGCCGAAACGGGTACTGGGATTGGTGGCAGAATTACATCTTGTTCAGAAGATGAAAAGTCAATAGGGTTAATACTTACACTTTCCAATTCTGATAATGAAGACAATTTATTAAAACCGTCTCTATACTCCTTTTCAATTGCTTCAAATAAGATTTGAATGTCATCCGTAATGTCAACTTGTTTGCCTGAAGCTTCGGCAGTTTCTAATATCGTATTTCGAAGTTTCTCTACTTCTGCAATGGCGAGTTCCCTTTCTTTGGCTAATTTTTCAAATTCGTTAAGTCCTTCGAATTCAATTTTTGCGACATTGCCTTGGAGTAATTCGATTTGTTTTTCTAGTTCGTCATTGACAGCTTTGATTCGCGCTTGTTCCGCTTCTTGTTGTGCTTTGGCTTCTGCGGCAGCTTGTTTCCTAATTGCTTGTATTTGTTGTAAATCTCTTCGTTGCTTTCGGCTAGTTTCAGCTTGAATATTGAAAAGGTCTATTTCTGCTTGTGCCTCAGCTTCAAGGTCGTCAGCTAATGATGTACCAAGTGCATTTTGCTCTTTCGTAATTGCCAGTTTTTCCTTAGCCTGTGCAACTCGCTTAGTTTCTAATTCTGTTTCTAATCGTACCGCTTTTTTTATGGCAGCTTCACGTTCTGCTAGTGATTTAGTCTCATCTCTTGACAAGTTTCGTAAATCTTCAATTTGTGATTGAGTTTTCGCATATTCAACATTCAATTCACGTCTTGAATCTCTAAGAGATTGTGTTCTACGTTCTAATTCTGACGCAGCTTGTGATTCCCTTATAAGTTCATCAGGAACACCTGATACAGCTTGCTTTGCCAGATTAGCTGCGCCCTCAAAATCTCCTGAAAAAAGAGCTAATAAGGCTTGACCCGCTGTTATACCTCTATCAATCAACACATCAAATGCTGCACTTGCACCTGCAGTAATTCGACTAACAAAATCTAATCCTTGTTGTGTTTTCGTCAATAATGCAACTAACGACCCTAATGCAATAACGATGACACCTATACCAGTAGCAGCCAATGCTACACGGAATAATTTTAATGCATTTGTTCCACTTTTTAGAGAACCAACTACTGATGATAGTGCTTTCTTTTTCTCTCCGTATTTTGCCGTTACATCGTTAACCGAAATGCCAAAAACCTTTTGATCTTTGATGGTATCTTTCAAGGACTTAGAGTACTTTTTAGTTTCATCAGTAAGTTTTTTATGTTCCTTCTCAGCAGTAACTACTTTTTTTGTACTTGATTCTAGCCCCTTTTCAAATTTCTGAACATCATCCCTAATATCATCGAAACCACTATCCTTTGATATTGATTTTAGTTTCTTTTCAAATTCACCTAGTTTATTCGTTCCTTTATCAATTCCTTCGACCAAATTACCATCATCAAAATCAAAACTTAATTTAATATCATCCATTACTTATCTTTTTCTGTACTTCAATTTGCTTCCTTTGAATCTCATTTGCATCTGCCAACCATTCAAAAAACCGAACAACGCTAACACTTATTATACTTTCATAGCTATATCCCAAAATAGCTTTGATAAAATGAATACTTCGTCTAATTCCTTCGTCGATTTCTTTTTCTGTTTGTATTACGACACCTGCATCGCTGTCATGTTCAGATTCATGTCCAGAATGCGCTGATTCACTTCCTTGTAAGAGTGCAAAAAATTTGGAATTGAATTCAGCGCAAGTGCTAAAAAATCCCCAGCATCATAACCTTCTGTATTCCAATCATCAATTTTAGATTGTGCTTCGTCTGAGTTAAACTGCGTTTCATCTTCCCCTTCCCTAACAATAAAAAGCGTACACATATAGAACGCCTTCTGATACCTCGTCTTAGCTACTTTTACAATACCTTCTCGCATTGCCTGAGTATGTAGCATTGTTTTCTTTTTTATGGATGCACTTGGTTCATCCGACAATTGTAGATTTTCTATTGCTAATAAATTATCATCAAATTGCTGAAATGTAGCATTATAACCAATCACAAGGCCCATCTTTTGGAGTTCAGAAAAACGATATATACCGATTCCTTCTTCTGAAGAACGGATAGTATACTTTTTTCCGTTGGCATTGAACTCCCGAAGTATTTGCCCCTGGTCGTTTCGAGGTAGTTTCTTAATTTTAGTCATTGTTCTAGGTAGTTTTGAATGATTTCAAGTGAATAAGACATCGATAAGGATATAACGATGAAAACGAAGTGGTTTTCAAAGGAATATTGTTGCCAGTTTTTAACTAGATATACCATTAATGCTACCATCCCAGCATGGCAAACACCACAGCCATAACCCCACTTACATATTGCGTTTTGGAAATAATTTTTCTCCCAATCTGTATAAGTACTTTTCCCCAATGATGCTAACCAGTTACTTACTGAAGGCATAAAAGAAAATACTTGCTCTGAATCGGTTAACTTGGAGCAGTAGAGCCAGCCCCAAAGACCTATGATAATTGGTAATGTCATACTGTTAAACATTCTATTGGTTCATTTGGCTCAACACAATCAATACAATTCACAGCAATTTTGACCTTTACGGGAAAGTCAAGCGCAAAGTAATCGTAAGGATATATCAAACACTTAATAATATCGTTGTAACTATATTTTGAGAATATCGCAGGTGTTTTCGGTACGATATTCGGGTATCCGATTGCGAATTTTGCCTTTTCGTAAGGCAATGGCATATCATGCATTCCAATCAATCCAAATTGCTTTGCTAAGATGCAGGCATACGCATCACAAGCATATTGACAGCCTTCAATACCTAGTTTTTGGAGATTTAACCAACCAACTAGCCTGATTTTACCTTCATAGCAAACAACAGAATTTTTTGGGCCTTCTGTTTCTGTATATCGCATAGATTGTAATTCCTCAAAGTAAAACACACTTTTGTACATCGAATTGGGAACAATCGGAGCATACATATTTGCATGAAAGCAAGTCGCATCCGCATTGCAGGTGATGGGAAACTTAATCGTTTCGTATATCTGCAATTCTTCGCTTACAAGTTGTTTTTTCTCTATCACTTGTACTAATCCACCGTACCGTTCTACGAATGGTAGGGATTGTATTAGAGGGGATATAGAAGTGATTATTTGGTTAAGCATTAATTTTCTTTTTGTGCTTATTGAGTATTTTTTCTATTTTTTCCGATACGTAACCGAGTAAATAGCTTTGGATTTCATCGTTCTTTGTTTTTGGTTTATATCCAATTTTTAAGAACAAGTAGTTAATAAAATGGTTTGCTTCGTGAGTTACTTCATTAATACCTACATTTGACTTAAGCATAATCAAACTCCATCCTTGATTGTCAAAATCAAAAGTAGAACCCGCAGTTCCTTTAAAAAAGTCTTTTTCACAATCGACTCTCTTCAATTTATTATTAGCATAATCCAAATCACTGCAAATAATTATTTCTAACACAGCACGGAAAATGTCTAGTTTCAATTTTCCTTTTGTAATTTTATATTTCTTAGCCATTGGGGTTCATATATTTTAATATTCGTTCTAAATTTGCTTCTTGTAAAATTCTAATTTCTTCTGCACTCAATAATAATATATTCCCTCGTTTCTTAAATTGTCCGTTTAGTTTATCCCTGTTTTTCTGGTCACGAGGCAATAAGTCAATTTGTATCGTCGTCGCTGTCTCTTCGACCGTTATAGGTATCATACTACGCCAAGCTTCCCCAGTCCTTGTAAAATCAAAGAACTTATTTTTAGGAAAATCTATCCTTTTTCGACGACCATAAATAGGATTATAATCATCAAACTGATTGCCATTTGCATCCTCACCTGCTGTTTGTATCCTTAACTGCACTAATGCTTTAGCGTCCAGAATCATCTTTTCACACTCCTTTCTTCTATTGGCTTGCAATAATGCTTTTCGTCGTTTTAGTTCGACGATGTAGGATGATATGGAGTTGAATGTTGGCATTAACAAACACAAAAGTCTGATTTATACTGAACACCATCTATGGTGTAAACTATATTAAGTAGGGCAAACCCTAAGGGGTACTGAGAGAAAGATAAAAAGTTATTTGAATTACAACCGAGAAAACAAGATGTAGTGTTAAATGTTATTGCACTTATTACACTGCCTCCGTTGAATAATACAAGAGGATTTTGTAATACATTAAACGTTGACCCCGTTGCACTTTCAAAAACATTTATTTCATCTATGGTGCCATTTGGCACAGGTAATCCTGTATTCCAAGAATCATCACAAAAAACAGATGTATCAAAAAACATCGTTGGATTCGATGATGTACTAACTCCTTCACACACCTCTCTACAAGAAAGCCCGAAATTACAGGGATAAAACAAAAGCTCTACATTGTTTGGGTTTATGAAGCCCGCTTGGATTTGTATTGAAGTCACTGACCCAACTGAACTGTCGACAATAAAATCTCCATTAGCGTCACAATAAGCATTGAAGCTAGTGTTTGCGTTTATAGCGGTTATAATATCCTGCCATGTTCCTCCTGATGTTGGAGACCCTATTTGTACATTAAAGTTAAACACTCCGTTTGTTGTTGTGATGCTCTGAAATGTACCTGAGAAAAAGTTATTAGGTATACAGAATTCGTTTGCTTCACAAAAGAAGAATTTAGAACATTGTGAACAATTAGTAACCTCTATAGTTGTTGACATTAAATCCCCACACCCTCCAAATGCACAATCTATAAACTGTAAAGGGATTCCAATTATAGGCAATCCACAGCCATTATTAGTTTCGTAATTATAGCCAGCTACCTCATACGTACCTATAGGTACTGGCGTAAAAGAACCAGAATTACCAATTATAGACTGTATAATTGTTCCTGCTGAGTCTGCCAATAGTATGACTTGTGAATATAATGGACTAGTATTATTCCCTGTTACACTTGCAGGTATTGATTCACCCTCGCAAACGTCATCAACATTGAGTGTGCCTGTAGAAGCATTACACGACAAACATGCTTCCACTTCAATTCCAATACTATTACTAATATCGTGACACCCAGTCGTATTGTTAATATCCTGCCCAATAACAATCGGGTCAGAACCGTAACAAATTTGATATATCAAATATTCACCAACACCAAAACCCACAAAAACACTACTTGGTATATTCGGACTGGTTTGGTTGTGCAGTAGCGTGTCATTTAAGTCAGTCACTACATAGATTGTATTTGTGCCGTTGCAAGGTATATTTTCTTCTATGACAATATCCCCAATATCATTACAGAAAAGCACATCTGAATCTGTGAAAATATCACCTGCCTGAGGATTTTCGATTGTTACTTGTATTTCACCAAATACTACACAATTAAAGGATTCATAGCGAACATAGATAGTACTTGTTACGCCTACTGCCGTTATTGCTGTTCCAGTCAAAGGATTGACATTGTTGTCTGCATCAGATTGACTAGCATGGTAACTTAATGTACCTCCTGAAGGACTGGTCATGACCACACCCGAAGAAGTAACATTAACAAGTGTACAGGCTACAGGGTCAGGGTTATTTATAGTTATTTCGCAACATTCCTCTGCCACTGACACGTCTATCTCATTTGACAAAGCAAAGCAACCCCCAAGTGAATCAATTGGATTGTTTTCTTGTAGCCCAGTTGTAGTGCCGTCATAATTAACGTGGTATATTGTATAATTACCACTAGGCAAATCGCTGTAATCAACAGGATTGCTAGAAGTGATTAATACTATCACATCATTACTATCAACGACAATAAAAGTACTATTTGTACCAGTCCCTCCGTTGACCAATATCTGAGGAGGTGTATCATCCTTACAAATCGCTGTATCTCCCAGTGCTGAAATTGTCGAAGCAATTGCACCACAAGGGTCGTCAATATCATCCACATCAACGTCATCACAGCAACCTGTCACCTGTATACAACAAATCTCAAAACTCAACCGCCCAATGTTGCTACAATGTCCGTCTGACCTTGATTCAAAACTTACATTCTCAACTTCATAATCTATTCCGTCAAATCGAATAATTACATTTGAATGAGAACGAATTAAATTAAAAGATAATAATTGCCCATCTGTCACATTGCAAAATTCAAAAACGTGTCTTTCTTGTACTCGTCTATACTTTATCGTTTGTTTTCCAAAACCGTTTTCTTTAAGTGTTTCAGTCTCCAAGGATATTGGAGTATCAAATATGGCGTCAAGTTTCAAGCGTTGCTTAAATCCAGTTTGGTAATACGCTACATCTTTGATTTGACAATCATTCCACCATTCTAATTCAATTGCTTTATCCTCAATACAACCACCAGTAGGCCCACAGATGCGAATCCAATCAGACCAATATCTGTTGCCATCAATAGTAATGAATATATGATACAAACCAGCAGGCAAAGAAACCGCAGAGCCGTTGTATTCAACGAAATTTACACCATTTTCGTCAATGTATCCTGAAATTATATTAGAACTAAGACTTGTTTGATTTCCATTGCAGTCAACCAGTTGAATACCCCCGACACTCTCGCCTAAGATTTGAAAAGGTGGTAACGAATCCGTGGCAACCAATATACCATCAGCACATGAGCATCGTTCTTGAATACTTGTGTAGAAGGGCAGGGCTTGACCTTTATTGATTGCGATATTCATTTAACAACATTTTTCTTGTTCGTGTCTTAAATCAACAGTAATATATCCTGTTTTTGCAGAGTAACTGTATTGTTCTATTTCTCCCCAGCCAACTTGTGTATTAATCAACAATTGCGGATTAAAGTCAATGAAATCTTCACAACATAGAGGAAATTCAATACCCTTTTGAGTTTTTAGGCGTTCTGCCGACTCAAAACAAGTATCTTGTTCGTTCATATTGCCATCAAATTGCGGTCGATTATGTCGCCAATAACATTCGTGTAGTTCTGTCCAGCTTAATGGTGTGTTGTTATTATTTAAGTATAATTGTCCGTTAAAATCAATCGTTGACATCAATACAAATCCATCATTATTAATCGCTTCATTATTAGCGATATAATTCACATCAGTACTAACATTTGTAAAATTGTATGCTTCTTCTTCGCCGATTTCTACACAACCACCTTCGTACAAAATATCTTCACCTTCAAAGTATGGTCTAACATCGTCCATCCAACTAAAAGATTCGATTTGCGGTATTTCAAACGAATCATAGCTATACTGATTGAATCCTTCAATACATTTTAAGTAATCGGCTACCAAGTCAATTCCGTTTTCTTCAAAAGACTCCTTGTACGAAACATGTTCTATTCTTAACTTTCCGTCCTCAATCCAAAATTCAATATTGAACATTGCCAAAATCTTGAAAAAATCTTCAAAAGATAACTTCCCTATACTAGCGTTTTGAAAGGCATCAGCGTTTTTAATATCTGTTTTCTGGAATAACACCAAATTCATCAAGTCGGCACCAGCACACATATACGGTATATTGGAAGGTGCAGTATTGTCAGGATTGATATTGAAAAAATCTGAACAAACATCAATCTCACATGCCTGTAGGAAAGCATCAAATATATCTCCTAGTGTAACTCCATTGTCGAATTCAACTGGTAATTCGGGTACAGGACATTCAAATAAATAAGTCGATACAGAATAACGATTGTTTGCAGGTGGTGCTGTGAAATGATAAGTAGTTGCGATTAACTCATATTGAACATCACAACCCAAATCTAATTCCCGTACCCATCCATTACCGCTGATTTGAATCCAAGTACCAGGCGGCGGCGTTGTCCCGGTATATTTTTCTCTACACCAAGTAGCCTTAGAGTAAGTTTGTTTTGGCGGCTGCAATCCTCCAACCGTTTCGTACTCGCTGAAATATCGAACTTCATTGCCTGTACATGTCCATGCATTTGGGTCAGGAAGGCAATCGTTAGCAGCAATAAAGTCACCAACTAAAACACCTCCAGTTATGGCTGGCGTATTTTGCGATGTTCCAAAACTACTACCGTCTTCACACTCCAAGCATTCAATTTCTCCTATCAATTGGTTCACAGTTACTTTATCTGTGCCTCGTAAGATATTACGCTTTACCTTCCAATTCTCGAACAAGCATGAGTATTCATCGTCAATTGTTGGCTTAATCAACACATTACAATTATCCTCATCCCAATTACCTTTATTTAAGTTCAAATAACCTTCATAAAAAGCGATTTCATCACAAGCATCTATCCGAATCGGTATTTTATCACAACGATTACAACTTTTTTCTAATGCCAGTAGTTTTTGATAATCCTCTTTACAAAAATCAAGAACTGTATCTAATAATCTACGATAATACCCCCATTCCTTGTTTTTCTGATTAGAAAAAACAAAATCATCATTGATAGGAGTTACTTGTTCGTAACCACTACCGAAATCAACGTGTATGGAGTATTTATCGTAAATCATTTCTATTCCTCAAATTTTGGCACTTCCAAGATGCCTTCTTCTTTTTGCATCACCCAATCAAACATTTCTTTGGCTAGCTTTAAATTACTATCACAAGATTCGATACATTTGACCTTGTAATTACGAATCGTTGAAGCGATTTTCTCTTGCGCCATAATTACTTGATTACGCTTTTGCTTTGCTTCCTGTTCTTGTTGTTCTTTGTTACGGACTGCCGCTGCACCGAAAGTTGGCATTTTTTGTAATTTCTTTTTAGTCATTTTTAATTATATTGATTAAGCCCCAATCTTGGGATAAGTCGTTTTGCTAATTCGTCGCTAATCCAATTCAAACTATGTCGGCAATTATAGCCACCGCAATCTGTTTCAGGATTGTATATTTTTGGTTTACCTTGAAAGTCAAGATTTGCCCAGTTTCTTATTTCTTCTCTAGTGTATAATTTGTTCAATCGCTCTTTACAGAAGTCTCTAGTATTATTCTTTTCTGTTCCTGCATAAATAGCATGATTCAATTCCAATTCGTCCGCATAATCAAGCGCAATGGCTCGGTCGTAGCTTGCAAAAATATCGTTGGTCGTTCTGTAGAAATTACGTTCAACCATTCCCAGTCCATCAGGGTTGGTAAATTTTGCTTTGAACTGCTTTCTAAACTGACTCAGAGACATCTTACTTTCTATCCCACGATTGAAATCTTGCCCAATCTCCTCCGCCAAGCTCGTTGTATTAGTTATCCTGTCAAGGAAACTATTTTTGATAATCTTTTTCTTAACCTCGTCATATCCCAATCGAGTCATTATTCTTTTTCTAACTCGGTCGTCTACTTTCGCATCTGAATCAAGGTGCTTGAAATAACCTTTATTTAACCCAATTAGTTCTCGGACTCGTTCAACGACCCATTTTGCGATACTGACAGCACGAGATTTGTTAAAAGCTGTAATTATTTGATTCAAAGCAGTCCGCTTACTGATATTCCGTGCCGTGAACTTGATGTTCTTGTCCTCGTCCGTATCAAAATCGCTTATCAACTCAATCAACAAACTATACAAATGACTTTGCGCCCCTCGCACTCTTGCGAAAAGGAGTTCTTCTTTCTCTCGAATGAAGCGGTTGCGTTCTTTGCCGAATTGTGACCGTGACCTCATTATTTAACTACAAGTGTTGCGGTACTAATCTGACCATTAAGAAATCTATTGTTAGAATTATTTTCTAGAGTTAAATGCACTTGCCCTTTATCTTCTTTGACATCAATAATCCTAGCATATACCTGATTATTTCTCAGTAAAAATTCACCTTTTATTGAGAAAACCCACACCGCTTCTAACGAATCACTTTCGCTGCATGTGTCAAAATCAGGTAATGGTGGTATTCCTTTGGTTTTACTGCATCCCATATCTATAATACATCTATTTGCTCAACCCCTTCATACTCAATCCCCTCGATTAATTCATTAACCTTCTCTTTTACCAGCTCTTTCTGCCTGTCGTAACTCAATTCAGAAAAAGACGGATTGCTATCTTCCTGTTGCTCTCGTTCAATCTCATTGAATACACGTGCAAAATTCTCATACAACACTCTGTCAAAATCAGTTGGTTTTCGTTTCATTAAAATGAAAACTATCTCTTCTGATGTCTTATCTTGAAACGGCTTAAAAAACTGTTTAGACTTGATGCCCGCAACCATTTTCCTGTCATTAGCATACTGCTTTGCAATTATATCACATTCAATAGACCAAAGCACTTCATAAGATACGCCAGCCTTTACAGCAGCTTCATATTCCGCAATCAATTCATTCAGTCGCTTCATTTTGAAGTCGAGTGGAAATTGATGCTCAACCGTTCGCTCTTCAATTTCGAGATAATCACAAAAGGTATTCAGCCCAAGTTTCCATACCTCTGAATATTTTTGAGCGAACGGAAGCAGTACATCATATATCTTTTCGTATTCAATAATACTTGCTGTGGCCGTGGCTGCCAATTGTGGCGTTTCAAAGATTTCTGTATTGAAGATGGCGGTTATTACAAGTCGCATTTCTCGTTCTAGTTCTTCACGCTGAAAAACTGGTGTTTCGTGAGGGAGGGTTACATAATGTGCTAATGTTGATAATGGTACTGGTTTTTCATCTTCAGGAAAATTGATGGCGACAACCTCTTGGTCAGTTGTGTGGTATAAATGACCACTTCCATTACATTGAGGGCATTTATGCTCTTCTTGACCTCCTAAACATCCTGATACACATTCTCCTTTTTCTTCATGCTCGAAATCACATTTCTCTGCATAGACATATTTCTGTAAGAAAGTATGGAGTGCTTTGGTAATATCTAAATATGATTTATCCCGAATCAAATCCAAAATCACATTTTCGGCAGGGTAAAGCGGCGTTACAAAAGTTTTGCTATCTGTCTCGGGGTCAGGAGTAAAACCCACTCTTATTGCTTGAATTTGCTTGTTACCAGCTTGGTATATGGAATAGATGAAGGTTCTTTTCTTTTTACTGTTTTTTAAACTTATTTCAAATCGTTCAAATTCATTATCAGGGATAGTATCTTTATCATATTCTTCTAATTTGATGTAAAATTCATCTGCATAGAGGAAAAATGTGCATAACTCAATTTTCTTAGTCGAATCAGCCATTTTTTGGACATCTTCAGGAACATAGCTGTTACTAGATGTCTTTTTATCTTTGACTTGTACTTCTTCCTTCTGACAAACTAACACCCAATCCAAGCAACCGTTCTTTTCTTGGAAGTTGTACACTTGCTCACAAGGCACTTCAAAAGGATACATGTTGATGTCTTTGACCTCGTTCTCATCTCCTCTGGTATCTTTCCTTTCGAATATTAATATCGAATTGGGGTCATAAAAATTTGCTCTTAGAAGTTCTTCATGCAAATATGATTCATAGTTTTGCTTAGAGTAGAATGTTTTAAGTTTGTTGTTAATATCCGCAATCCGTTTTTGATTGTCAGCAGAAAATTCTTTTTTCACAGAGTCTGTACGTCGCACTTTCTTAAACACCGATAACACTTGATTTCCAACAATACTTGTATAGCTATTCGTCAACCGAATACGCTGTTTTTGTAATTCATCCGACTCACGAAGTTTCACAGACACAATTAGTTCGTCCTGACCTTTACCTGTCATGACCTGCTTAGCGAATTTCTTCACCTCAATCGTTCGGTCATAACAAGGATGTCTTTCATCTTTGCCGATTAATTCAATTAATAATTGTCTTGCTTCTTCTACTGTCATTGGTTGCGTTTAATGTTCGCTATTCCGTATTTTGATTTTTTCTTTGATATATCACCGTAAACTCTCATCATCAATGTATCAGCTATGTCTGGAGAATATCCTAGTATTTGAGTAATCTTCTTTTTAGGGATGATTGTTAATTTCCCTTCACTAATCAATCTTTTTATTACTCCTAATTCTGATACTATGTCTTCTTTATAGGTTTCATCATTGATAAATATTTCATTGCTTGAGAATATATGAGATAACATATACCAACATTGAGCCTTCAAGTGCTTATAGTTTTCATCCTTACCTTCAACTTTTATTGGCTTTGCACCATTGATAAAATGTTTTGCGCCTTTAAGGTATCCTCTTAAATATGTCCCCAATCCATCAGCATCATAAATTATATTGGAGCGTGCAACGCCATGATGTTTTGCTAATTCCCGTATTTTCTGTTCTACCTGGTCAGGCTCAAGCTTTGAGAAAACATATATTTTTTGAATAACCCATCCTTCCCAATATGTACAAACAAATCTATCTGAACCATAAGCAGCGATATCGCATGTAAGAAATTTGTTCTTTTCGTTAGGCTTAATAAAATTGTTGGTAAAGGCATTTTGGATGTCATCATCCATAAATAATAAACCATCATCAATATCACCTTCAGCTAAATATAAAGCATCAAAAACCGCTTTCGGTAAATCACTTTTAGCGTCTTCAACTTCTTGCAAATCAAGTATACCCGCTTCTACAGCATCATAAGCTGTAATTTTGAAATAAGCATAGTTGTCATCTGTTAAAGCTTTCTTTCCTAATTTATGTCCCCAATTACTTTTTCCTTTGTAATTACCTATAAACTTACATGGTGCCTTAGTTGCAGTAATGGTCGACCTGATAGCATGCCATGCTGTTTCTTTTGCTCTTGTGAACTCATCGAAAACAACCGCATAAACATCTTCTCCATAAAGCCCATCGGGTTTGTCCGCACTTTTAAACCGTATTATTGAACCCAATGGCGTTTCTATGTACAAATCAGATTCATTGATTTTATATGAAGTTGCTCCTTTAAGCCTCAGCTTCATACGATTGAATGCTATTTTAGCTTGTGTATAGATAGGAGCTACCCACCAAAATTCCATTCCTTCTTTTATATCATTGGAATAATACTGCTTATTATTTCCATGCGCCATTTCAAAAAGCCAAAACAAATGGGAAAATGTTTTTCCTGTTTTTGTTGATGCTTCGGTAACCGTGAATCTTTTTTCACAGTAAATTATTTGTTTTTGGTAATTGGCTAGATTAGGTTTCTTTATTTTTATTCTCATCGCCAATTACATTTTTCAAGAATCTATAATAGAAAACTCTTAATGATTCAAGGTCTACATCATCATCTGTTAATCCATACAATTGCATGAAATCTCTAATTGCAGAATTTAAAGTACTACCGTTAGTTACACTTCTCCGTATATCTCCAAAAGCGAGAAGAGATATAGAACTATGATTTGCAAATGCGACTATACCTGTACCTTTTTTTAACCTCATTAAGTCCAGTCTATTTCTAAGATGTTATGTTTATGCTCAATTTTTTCTGATAAGCCAATATCTCTTGCAATTATACTGGCATTAAACAATCCTGTAGCAGCTCCCTCAAATTTTTGAGTTTTAATGATATTTTTTATTGTCATAGAGACTACGGAATAATCTTCATAACCATTTTTATTTGAACAGTAATCTGTCCATGTGTCGGTATTTATATTCATAAAAACACACATTCCTGATTCAGTATAAGGTTTGGCGTGTTTAGTGATTTTAATGGTTTTGTTATCCCCGTTAGTTTTAGTTTCTATCTCCTCTATTGGGTTTTCGTCTATCCATTGGAAGTATTCACAAGCCTTTTTCCAAAGACTTGAAGGAGTGTAGATTTTTGGCTTACCATGCCTACTTCTTAATTGCCAATATTTATTTCCTTTAGGTGCTGGCATTATTATTTATTTATTTACTTAACATTACGTTTTGAAGAACGCATTCTGAATATCTACTCGTAAAACCCAATATTATCTCTTCGTTCAAATATCCATCCTTACAATACATTTCCTTGTCTGTCACCCGAAACACCGTATAGCCACATTTATTCAAATATGCGTCTTGACTTTCGTCTAACTTCTTTCTTTTTGGCTTTTGATGCCAATATTCTCCATCGAACTGGACTATAAGTTTGATATTCACAAAAGCCACATCGACACAGAATTTATCAAACATTAATACTTGTTCTTTGAAATCAACATCTTTGATAAATCCAAGTGATTCGGTCAACCAATGCCGTCCAGCCAATTCTAGTTTATTAGGGCCTGTTTTATTCCTTTGGACTTCATTCATCGCCTGCGCCTTTTCCGTCATTCGATGCTTATCATTATTTCGACAGACTAAAGAACAGTATAGTTTTTTATGTCCCCTCTTTGTCGCCTTCTCTACTTCGCCTTTGGAGAGGCTAAATTTTTCACCACAAATTTTACAATCAAAAACTATCTTATTTCTTGATTGATGCTTATCGTAGCAATCTTTTGAACAAAATGTGTTTTTTGCTCTTTTTAACCTTGATTTGGGTAAATAAATACTGACACCACAATTATCACAAGGTTTATTTTCTCCGTTTTTTCTCATTCCTCTATAAACTAGAAAAGGGTTTGTCTTGTACCCGTGTACAAAACAAACCCTTCTATTGATTTCGTTTCCAAAAACCTTTGAGGTTACTTGGATTCAACAAAAAAGCAATTAAATGTAAACGGTTGTTCCGTTACAGATAATTGCTTTTTTGAATACCACAAATATAAGGAGAAATTGTGGTATATGGAATTATTTTAACATGAATTGTTTTATGTTTAAGTAATTGTAGTCGTTTTCAAACGACTAGGTATGACTCAACCTATTGATTGCCAATACAAAAGCATATTTGACTTTTCCAAATAGGCTTTTCTGAAAGTGCATTTACACACTTGTTATACACAACCTTTAAAAATCGTTTTCTGCTCCATTGTATTCGTCGTTAATCAATATCTTCTTTCTCAATTATATCTAAAACTATAAGTATCTTTTCACTTTTTGATTTATCCTTGTTATCATAATACCCAGCTTTGTGTTTAAGGTATTTTTGGACAACTTGAAATTCTGATTTATTGAATCGTTTAGAATACATCTTTGAAAAGTCTGTATCATCTAAAAAATCATTGATTGATTCAAATATTGAATATATCAAAACACATAAAAAAAAGGGCATAAAAAACCCAATCCTCCATTTTTTTTGGTCGTTAGAAATTCCTATAACAAAAAATGCAATTTGAGTCATAAAAACCAAGCTTGGATGGACAAACCACAAGCCAACTGTTGCAATATTAACAACAAACAGCCAAAAAAGCTCTGAGGTCTTTAATTCTTTATTGTCAGTCATAATTTTAAGTTTTATCGCTCCTATCGTCGCTTGACGTTTTTCGAGCGGAATTTTGGTATGATGTATAACAAACTCATAGCTGTCAACTACGAGTAACTACCCAAATCACTCAAAGCCAACACGCACTCGCAGTATGCAGCTATTTAGAGCGTTACAGGCAACCGAAAAAGGTTTCTACTCGACCGACTCTGCCGAATCAAATCTTTCGTAATATTCCCAAACTTCATCTAACTGAGAGTCATCTTTTAAAACAGATGTCCACCAGCCACCGCCTTCTTGCTTTGTCAATTCTCCTGTTTCTTTGTCTTTATGCCATTCTGTTTCAATAACATCAATGTAGAATGTTTTGGGCTTAAATGGCAAGGACTTAATATAGTGGCTACTTCGTACGTTATTACCTTTTGAATCTTTTACGCTTCCGTTTGATGTGAATTGGCTTCCATTTTGACCACAAAAAACAATAGCATTCAGGTAGTAGGCTTTCCCTTTGACACCTTTTTTAAAAACAGATGACAACCTATTATTTTGATACGTGTCGTCCCTGCTTATACTGTTTGACCATTCAGCATCTTCGCCCGTTATTCCGTATAAAGGTTTATGGTTGCATAGATTTTCAACAGCCTGACTTATAGCAGAAGCGGTCATTGGAGCAGAACCACCGCTTTGTCCTGATTTCATAAATTTATGCACTAAATCAGTAATCTCCTTTTCAAATGGAGCTATTATTGGGTCACTTACATTATCTTTTAAAATCTGAAATTCGTGTTCAGTTCTAGTCATAAAAAAGGTTTTAAATAAGTTTTTAAAATCGTACTAGCATATTTAACGTGGTGCTAGTTCGCCACTCGTATCCTCGTTTTCGGCACACATCGTGGTATGCCTGTAACAACAGCTAAAACGGTCATTTGCCCTATGCGGGCAACCGCCGTTTAGCCAAGGGCGTTACAGGCAACCTATAAAATATTTTTTCACTCTATTGATTAGGTTCTGAATTAGTCAAGTCCTCTATAAGTTCTTTGGTCGAAGGAATGCCTTTTAAATTAAGATTCGGGAATATACCCATATAATGCTCCACGAAACAAGTTAAGTTTTGAGCTACAGCAATTGGGTCAATATCGTCAAAATCTATCTCATAGACATCTTGTGGTCGCCAATTACCTTTTGCTGCATATTTTGTTCCTTTGCCTATATCGGGGTCGTCTGAAATTTCAAAGACTTTTTTTTGTAATTCTTCATCACTAGAAGAAACAAGAAACGCTTGTATTAGACAGTCTCTTAAATCTCTCATCGTAATACCAGAAACCACCTGCTTGCCACGAATACCATTACTTGTATGTGGCTGCCCATTATAAGGGCGTTCCTTGTCATTTCTGTAATCAGAATTAGACTGCGTTGACCATAAATTAAAGTCAAACTTTTCTTTAAAATCTTCATCGTTTGAATCAATGATTGGTATTTTGCTCATAGCAAAGGGTTTTCAATAAGTTTTTAAAATCACACTAGCAAAGTTTTACGTGGCTGCTAGTTCGCCACTCGTATTCTCGTTATCAAAGCAGTATCTTGGTCTGACCTGTAACAAGTCGTATATGTTCATTGCCAATAACGACCCAATCCCACAAACCAACCGCAATTGGCAACGCCACATACATACAGCGTTACCCAAATTTTTGCTTAATCTCATTGTGTTCTTTCGACCACCCATGATGATCATAAACATTCATAGTAGTTTCAACTTTCTTATGCCCCAATAATCGTTGTCTGGTATGTGGGTCAACTCCTAATTCACTAAGAAGAGTATCAAAAGTATGCCGAGCCGTATGGAAACTAACTTTTCTCTTTGGAAATAAAACGGCACGAATGATTCCTATATTAGATTGATGCGTAACACGTTTTTTATCACCAAACAATGGCTTTGAGCCTATTCTTAATTGGGAATAAGATTTGAATAATTTATAGGGTTTTCCTTTGAAGAGGTCTTTGATTGGTAAGAGTACAGTTTCTTCGCCTTTTTTAGTGTCAACCACTAAGATTCTATCTTTATAATGATTTGGAGCAACGGTAAGTAAATCTGAAATCCTAAGACCAGTATAGCAAGCAAATAAAAAGGCATCTTTTGTATATTCTACAGATTGTAACTTTTGTCCAGTAAAAAATTCTGACAAATCAACTTGCTCAATTGTTTGTAAATCATCAAATGTTAGGTGTTTTGTTTTCTTTGGTTGACGAGGTTCTTTGATGAAATCATAACCAATAAGGCGATTATTATCAATGATTTCATACTTAATTGACCTTGTAAGCATTCGTGATAGGTCTCGTAGATATTTATTTGTTGTATTAATGCTTAACGTAGCATTATATCGACTAGGGCGCGAGAGAAGCCATGACTCGAAACGTTTTGCAAATTGATAATCTATTTCATTAATCAGTATGTCTGGTGAAAACTCTGATAGACGAGTTATCATGGATGAGATAGCTTTTTTTGTATTGATCTTAATACTACGATCCTCCTTAAGGATTCTATAAAAAACACTAACAGCTTTTTCACCAACGGTTTTGATTCTTGATTTTATAGTTCTAGCAGTGAAGGATTCATCAGACATTTTTAGTTCGTGAGAAATTTCAAAAACCTTATCCATCAAAGCTTTGAGCTGTTGATTATACATGTCTTGTCTAGGATGTTTTTTTACAACACTCCATTGTCCTTTTTTGGCAGTTTTTGAATCAAATTGATTGGCTAGGATTTCAATCCCAGTATCTTGGAAAGCGTATTTTCGGTTATAACCGATTCGTAGAGAGATGGAGCAAAGCTCACTTTTACTTTTATGCCTGTCGTTCAGCACAAAGTATGTAGAAATCTTCATAGTAGCATATTTGTTTTGTTTACAAAATGTTTTAACAAAACAAATATAACTACTTTTATAGAATGATGTAGGTTGAAATGATGCGAAATAAGTTAAAGTATACCGTTTAAAGCTAATTAGTTCAAACAAAAAGTATCTAAACATTAAATCGAAAGTGCACGGTATTTTATTTAAAGTGTTGATATACAGGTTTTTAGATGATTTTGAAAGTTGGTTGACAAAACAAGAACACAACAATATTGTAAAAATAAGCATTTTAACGCTTTGACTCGTGGTATGCAGAACTTAAATTTTCTAAGTCTTTTTTATTCCAAAAAAACCTTCCTGATTTCCTAACTTTATAACCATTACTGTCCCCCCATTTTAATATCAAGCTTGCAGCGCCATCTTTTTTGGTGTACAATATCTTATTTCTGGTTTCCTTGTCTACATATTCAAGTTCAATTGTTTTTGTAGATAGTTTTGCAGCGAGTAGGGTAGCAAGCTGACCAGCAGTTATGTCAATGGCTCTCATCCCTTCCAGTTCTTTTAATTGTAATTGAGTCATGGTATTGTATTTTCTTAGATTTTATGTCTTTATGCTAACTTTAAAGTCAACTCAAATAATTTTCTTGCCTCCTGTATTCTGAATTCGTTTGCATATTTTTTATCAAGTAGATGAACCAACTCGTGAACAATTCCTGCATCGCTTAGGCAAACATAAGTTGGTACTTCTTTCAGAAAACAAATTATACAAGCTATATGTAAAGCATCATGTAAATTTGTTATAAATTCTTCATCAGACATCTCGCAGAATCGTACATAGTGCTCTTTTAATTCTTGATAACGCAATGTGAAAGCTTTACCTTCTAATGTGTAATTTATCGGCATCTACTTAATTATTTCAATTGCTTGGTCAATGGTTTCTACTACATGGTATTTGTTGCCTGTGGTCTCTAGTTTTCTTTTAAATTCAGCTTCGCCTTCAGTCAACTTTCGTTTGGATGGTGGTTGTGCAGGATCCTTAATTTCCATAGCGAACATTCGCCCACGGAAAGCTACTAGGATATCAAAGCAATTTTTAAGCTGATGTATTGGTAACACAACGGCACCTACACGGCGTAACGCTTCAACTATTTTCTTTTGATTGCCGTCTGTACGGGCTGCTCGTCTCATGGTTTTAGTTTAGAGTTTCAACACATTGCTTTACCAACCATTCCATTACTGGAGGAGTTACTGCATTGCCTAATTGTTTCGTTTTCTGTCTACTATTCCCTATTACAATGTAATCATCCGCAAAAGCCATTGCTGCCTGTATTTCGTGAGGTTTCAACATTCGATAATGACAATCCTCTATTTTCAAATTCTTAGAAGTTACCAAACTCACCCCTTCTCTTGCACAAATTGTATTGATTGCTGCTTTAATTCCACTTGCTCCTTTGGATGCAGAATAATAATATGAAAGAAAAGCACTTACTTTTTCTGTTGCCAAAACACCATGCACAGTACTCGTAGTGATTGCTCCAATGGGTGCACTTGAAGGTTTTGACATGCTTTTCCCATAATTTTCTATTACTAGAGGTACACTCAAAAGAGAATGATGGTCAGATGTAGTAACTACTCCTATAGGCTGAGCCATATTTTTAACCCAACCAGGTGTGTAGTTTCCGCATAAAATGTATGGAAGCACAAAACCTGTTGTTTGAGCAGTTGTTTGTGTCCAAAGGGTATCCGCTCCTGAACGGCTACGTTCTTTCTGTGCGTGTTCGCTATTGACAAAAAACGGCATTAGAATAGAATGTGATTGGTCTCCTGGTTGTGTAGGTAAAGGATTTGATATCGATGGTTTGACACGGCAATTCATACCACTAGTATATCGATTAGTGATTACTATTGGTTCATCTCCATATTTTTCAAGACCATACTCAATCCGTGCAATAGTCTTTTCTGCTAACGGTTTTTTGCGGTCTCCAATTCTTTGACCCGGCATGGTCCAGTCTATACAATTGAAAGCTGCATAATAGTAAGGGGTTACTATTTCTCCATCATTCGGACAACGATATAAATATTGTTGCTTATACTTTCCCCATTTTTTATCAGGCTTTTTCCAAACTTGTACCGCTTGGATGTCTTTTGCACATTTAGGGCAATGTGCAGTTGGAGTATAATCTAAATTTGGAGAGGGATTTCCCTTTTTCCAAAAAACCACATACATGCGATCTCTGGACTGAGGACATGGATGAAAAAACATAGAATTCAGATAGCAACATTTATGTTTGTATCCTAACGAGTGCATTGCCATCAACCAAGCATCCCATAACCGCCAGTACCTTGCATCAACAACATTTTCAACAATAATGATATTGTAATCGTGAAATTCAGCAAACCTTGGTACATCCCACATTGTCGCTCGACTTCTTTCTTCTTCAGGCTTAATATCCACTTTACCGAACATCTCATATTGGTTTTGGAATTTTCGCTTTCTTCCTTTTGCCAATGAATGGTTGGTGCACTCAGGTGAAGTTATCAAAATGTCAGTTGACGGATATCGCCTTGGGTCACATGCTTGTACATCTGTACAATCATGGTCGACCTCTGGATGATTGGTATTATGAGTTTCAATAGCTAATTCCCAATGATTCAGAGCCATCTTAACTTCGACACCAGCTGCTTTTGCTCCTGAACTACTTCCTCCAGCTCCACAAAATTGGTCAGTTGCTGTTAAATATGAATTTTTTCTCGGCATAATTATGTTTATCAAACCCACCTCCAAATCGTAGCGTGTGCAACCGCTGTGGTCGTTAGCGTTCCGGTTTGGCGGCGGGGTGATTGGTTTATCAATTGAAATTATATAGCTTTTTTGCTTTGTTTCTCTTCGTTGCAATGCAACTTTTAATAATTGGGGTTTTGTAAAATAAATTATCTTTCAAGACAAGAACATACATTTTTAGCACCAAGGATTTACAAATCCTAAGGTATGACACACCACAAATACGCCCCCTGAAATTGGAAAACTTAGCGATGTATTTCATTAAAACAAAGTTTGCTGTTTATCTTGATACGCTAATATTTTGTCCACCTGCTTATCAATATCTTTCTCTAGTACAATTGATTTATTCAAGTTGCTTCTAGTCCTATTTGCGAAATATGCTTTTTGAGCATCACGCATTGCTTTGACTTTTTGAGCGAATTGTTCTTTGGTCATTTTCAGTATGTTTTATCCGTCCAATGAATGAGTTTACCTGTAAAATCTTCGGAAAACCATTCGAAGAATTGTTCTATTGAATCAAATCCGTCGTTTTTCCAAAAACATGATTCTGGCTCATGTTTATCCAAATTAAGAAAACCATTTATCTCATAAATCGAATCCAAAGCCCCATGGTGATAAACCTCTGAAAGTTTATCATCAATTTTCACTTGGATTATGCCTGTGTAATGCTTAATTTCAATCTTTTGGATAGTTTTTACCTTCAAAATTGGCGCAAACTGAAACCTATCCTTTGTCCTAAGACCAACTACAAAATGAATTTTATTACCTATCTTCCATCGATTGGCTCTATCCAGTCGAATTGAATGAATCTTTTGATAGGGCATTAGTGGCTTATCAGGATATCCGAATTTTTCGTAATATACTTTTTCGTAGTTGCTTTGTATGTCGTCATGAATACCATCTACGAAAGCTACTGGCCATCCCGTCCAAATTTTCTCAACAAAAAGAGTTGGTGTACCGTCTTTGAAATGTCTTTTAAATCCGAGGTTCATATTAAATCTTCTTTATTAGTTTTGTATTTTCGGTAATTCTTTCCCAAGTACCTTACTCCAAACCAACAATCGTTTTGCATTAGCAATGATTATTTCTTGTGGACTAGTAGGTTCTATAATTTGCTTCAACTCATTTCTTTCTTTGAGTATAGTTCCAAGGAATTGTTCTGCCAATTTCATTACCTCTCGTTTCTCTCGAGGCGTTACTTTAATCAAATTTCTATTCTCACAGGCCCCATACCAAAAGTGCGGTATTTTTCGCCAATCGGTCATTCCTTTTTTTGCTTGCTGAAGCATCTTTGGGAAATCGGTATCGAATTTTTGTTGTAGAAGTTGTTTTTTGGACAACTCTTTTCCTATTTGGACTTGATTGGTTTTCTCTTGCAAATACGTTCTAATCACTCGATTTCGTTTTTTTGAATAAGCCCTCAATACCGCTCCAAGGTTCGCTGTTGAAAAATGTCCACCGTACATGACCCCACCGGGGGATTGTATTTCGCCAGCTGCAAATTGTCGGTATGCAGTTTTGATTTCGTGGATTGCTAGAAAACTGAATTTTTCCATAATCAGTTTGATACACTCCAAGTACACTTCCGTAGGAATCTCTTTTCGTACTCCATAGGTTTTACAAATCAAGCGAAGCTCAGTTAACAATTGTTCTTTGACTTTCGCTTTATCCAGTAAGAGGATTCTACGAGAATAAGATTCGATACAACTTTCTACAAAATCGTTTGGAAATTCTCCAATCAGTAATTGACAAACCTTATTCATAATTTTCGAGTCTGATGATGTGATGGTTGCTACACTTTCCATATTTTTTATCATTGGTAATTTTCTAATGCTTTTAAAATTTCAGCGTCTTGTTCTTTTTCTGTTTTTGACTGGCTAGACGAAAATTGCTTATTTTTAGTCTGAGCATTTAATTCGTAATTCAACCAACTTTGAAAGTGTTTCGAGAAACCTTGGAAGTCTCGCCAACCTGCATGGTTTTTTGTCATTTGAGCCATAGCGAATCTTTCAAGCAAGTTTGGTAGTTTTTCAAGAGTAAACCCTTTTGTTTCAAAACTCATTTTCAAACCTTCGTGAACAATTTTGCTATTTAGGGCTGTATCACGAAATGGTAAAAAATTAATTAAAGTTGAGTATTTCAAATCATCGTGAGTGAGCGGCTCTCTATCTTTTTTTCTATCTTCCTTTTTATCTATTCTTCCTATTCTATTCTTATCTTTTAGAATATTAAATAGGTTGTTTAGAATATTTACCACGGGTTGTTTAGTATTTTCACCACCTTGTTTAGAAAAGTAAACAGGGTTGTTTAGTATTCTCACCACCTTGTTTTCGTCTTCATAAATAGTTGCATTAAGTATTTTTATCGTCCTTCTTACTACCATTTTACCTTTTCTCTCAAGTGTTATTTTTACACATTTCTTTTCTTCTAATGATTTCAAAATTTGAGTACATCTACTTCTTGAAACTTGAAAAAAATCAGCGAAATAAGCGTTTGAGGCGAAACATCCTTCCTGTCCTTGTAGATAGACTATCCGTGCTAAGAATATCTTTTCTATTAGGCTTAAATTAGTTATTCTCCAAAGGTCTATCGGTATCCAAATCCCTGCTAGGTTCGCCATTTTTACGGATATTATAATGATGGAAAATATGTTCAACTTCGGTGTGTATGCAACCCACTATTTCATTAGGGTTGATGCTTGTATTGTCTAGGTTGAAATTAGGTCTTATCCAATCTTTACTTACGGTTTTAAAAGTCAACCCGTAGGAAAAATCAAAATCAAACGTCATTATTTCCAGCTCAGTCAATTCGTTATATATGAAGCACGATTTATCTGAATCGAAACTAGGCCCAATTAGCACACATTCTATTACTGGGTCATATATATTTATATCACTGTCTCTAGAGTTGTGATATAAGTCTACCACTTTGCTGTAATACTCAAGCATAGCTGTTTTGTATCTGAGAACTTGCTGTATATGATCATTGTTTATAGGTACAGTCTTTAGCTCTATTATCTGAATTAAAGGCTTAAATCCTTGATGATAAACCGACTTCTCTTTACTTAGATGTTCTTTTGTGGTAGGAAGTCGATTGGCTGATACAACTACAATATCAGGAACACCATAAACACTAAGTTTTGGTTGTCTTTTATACAATGCTCTTTCAACAATGTGTAAACCTCTAATTCTTAGTTTATGCCTCCCTTCTTTTGTCTGCATTTGCTCCCAAATCAAATCCTCTAAATCTTCCTCATAAAATTTCTTCATTTTCAATTCGTTTTTAAAACTCCTCAGCGACGAATCGCTAAGGAGCTTGCCATACTTACTGTGAATATATCTTACTCGCAATGTTCTCTGCAATCGGAGCAAATACCCCATAAAACCTTCGCATCACAACAATTGCTCTTTTTTGTACTTTCTTTCATTTCTTTGACTGCGAAAAAACTCGCTGTCTTTGTAAGTGCCTCTGCTGTCTCGATGCATTGAGCAGCTTCTACAAGGTTTTCATTCGCTCTTGCCTCTCTTGATAGGAAAAGAAGGTCGTCGGATGTATTCAATAGTTTATCGTAAAATTCTATGCTGAATTTCATAATTATCAAGTTTAAAAGGTTAGGAGGAAAGAGAGCCGAAGCTCTCTTTTTTGTTGGTTTTAAGCCGTTTTAAATGAAATAAGTCGTTCTATTCGACAGGCACGGAATCCGTTGTCTGTGATTGAGAAAAACTTAATTAAGCCAGCTTTTTGCGTTCCTTTTGAACTTGATTTGTAATCAAAGAATTTGTCTGATAATGTCGCTATTCGTGTTGTGATTTCGCCTGATGCTTTACGGAAAGTGATTGCTACTTTTTTAGACTTCAAAGAAGCTCGTAGCTTAATTTCTTTCCATGCAGCTTTTAAGGCTTCTGAAAATGTTGAATAAATTGAAGATTTGAACAACTGCCATGCAGTTTTGAAGATGATAGATTTTGAAATTGAATTTTGCATTTGAATTATATTTATAATACTGTAAATGTGTTGACAGTGTAAATATAAGACAAATATATTAAAGTGCAAAGTTTTGACGCACTTATTTTTTAGGCTTTATTTCTTTCGGTTTCTGTATTGTATAAGTATAACCAAAATCTTCTAAAAGCGATAATGCGGATTTAACTCCTAAGATACCTCTTTCATATCTGCTTTTAGCTGCCCTTAATGTGCTGCCACGCTTATTTTTTAACTTCGCTAGGTCGTAGAACTGTTGCGATTTAAAAAGCGTCTCTAATGCTTCTTTTAATTCCATTTCAAAAGGATAGTGAAGAACGGCGGGTACTAAAGAAGGTGTCAACACATCTTTAGTATTACCACAAATGCGGTTTGTACCCGCCGAATCCCCAATATCTTTAAATTTATTCATTCTTTCAAATTTTCAAATCATTTTAATTTCGTCAACTCTTTTGTTGACTTTATAAATATTTACTTTCTAATAATCCCAATCACATCCCGAACCACTCCAAACAGTTTCACCCCTACCTTTACCCAAAATCCAATCTTCCACTTACCAGGAGCAACTATCAAATCCCCCTTAATAAAATGTTCCAAAAAAAACTGCATCTACTCAATCAACACTTCTAACATATGCACCCACTTGCTATTTTCTAAACTATGTCTATTGAACATGACTGCTCTACTAACCCCTACACCAAATGGTGATTGAGGTATAGAGAGCATCGTTTGAACTGTTGGCTCTGTCGCACTCAAAAACGCTTTAATTGCTTCTAAGTCATTAATAGCAAGATGTGTTTGTACTTCTAAACTTATTTCTTCGGTAGTAGGAGGATTGTGCATTTATTCAGATATTTGTCGAGCTGGTCGAGTGATTAATGGGTACATTATTGTGCTACCGTATTCAACACCTTCACCAATATTGAATCGAAAACCTGTTTTAATTCCATCATTTAAATTGAAAAAATTTAGAATGTGATTAGAAAGGTTTGAGTTATTAAATTGTCCACCTTTTTCATTCACTTTAACGGCAAACCCTTCTTGAGATTTACACAAATAGAAATCGTCTGGTTTATCTTCGTCTTGAGTTAGAAAGATATTTTCCTTGTCTGATAAATTCAATAATTTCACAGCAGCTTTATTAAAAGTAATTACTCCTTTTGTGCTGAATCGAACAAATGGTTTTGCTGTCATCCCTCTACCACTAGAGGGAAAATCTACAGGTTTTAGTGATTTTAATTTCATTTTACAATTTTTAAAAAACGCCCCCGAATTTAATCGAGGGCAAATAAGACTATGAGAAAACCTCAATGGAGATTCTTTGGCTTCGATAAAATCGGCTCACCCGTAGGCAAGCCGAAACACTATGAAACACTATGAGAAGGATAAGGGACTCGAACCCTTGTAGACGGTTTTGCAGACCGCTTCCTAGCCACTCAGACAATCCTTCTTAAACCGCCCCACCTAAGTAGGACGGAACCAACTAATAATTCAAAAAGCAATCATCTGATAACAGATGGATTCTTTTCTGAATAGTGTTTATCGTATTGATACAATTCTAAATCTTCTATTATCTTGATAATCTTTCGATGGTATTTTTCATCAGTTGCATACCCAGCTTTTCGCAAACCAAAAGCCCAAGCAGTGTATGATTTGCTTTTATACAAATCCTTATACCTTTCTTTCTGTAGTAATTTTGAATGATCACGGAAAGAAAGCCATGCAGAATCATATTTCTTAAAAAAATCCTTATGACTATCATCTGACAAATTGGTACAATGCCCCTTTTTGCATGTTTTAGAAAAACATTTAACTCCGAAATAATTATTATTTTGAATTGCTAACAAGGATGTTCCTGATTTGGATTCGAGTAAACCCTGAGCTAGTTTTATGCTTGCAGGTATACCATATTTTTGTTGCTCATAAATAGCCACATCTTTAAACCTTTGTATGAATTTTTCTGCTTTTTCAATCGGCAAACCAAAGATTGTTTTAGGTTTGATACTGCTTGGTTTATTGGCAACTGTATCAGTACAATTTGATACAGTAGAGGTTTCCAATAAAGAGGTCGTGTTTTTTATATCTACTGGCTTTAAAGCCAAGAATAAAAAACAAATCAAGCAAATCACAGCAACAAAATATTGTGTTGGATCTGGTCGATGCGGGTCAATTAAATAACCTTGCTGGTCGTATATCAATACTTCACTCATTTTTGCTTAGGTTTTGACAATTTAGGAAATGTGACTTTTGGTACGTCATAACTTAATTGGGACATAAAAAACGCCCCTTGTTTTTGGACTTTTTTAATTTCTTCCTGACGGATTTGTTCTTTAGATTTCTTTTTAGGCATAGCAATCAAATTTTTGATAATTAATGTTGATATAAATCGGAATATTCGGTCGAGTGGATTTCTTTCGTGTCCACTTTTGATACCAATATTCCGTGATTTCGCTATCAGTGAGCCATTCAATTTGGATAGGCTCACCTGTTACTTGACATTGGGTAGTCATCTGTACTTGTTCTTAATTTTCTCCTGACGTTCAATTTTCTTTTGCTCCTGTCGATGCCCGTAGTAGGCAAGTGCTATGAAAATCACTATTGGTAGTATTCCCATGGTTGATACTGTTCTGTGGATTAAAAAGCCTGACTGCGAACTAGTCACTTACTGAAGGTGACAATGTGGGTTAGAAGCCAACACTTTCATTCACAATCAAGACAATCAGTTTCTCTGATTAAATAGTTCTTCTCTGAATTTCAGGGTAATCGGTTTCCGAAACCTTCATCATCACATCACCACAAGAGATAATAAAACCAGTTCCATTGTATACTTGACTATAAGAGCTTGTTTGAACCAAGCCTTTTTCTCTTGCGACCTCTTTCCCTTCATTGAAATTAAATGAAGCTACTTGATTACCATTTTCTGAATCAATAGTTATGTCTTTTGGAATTGCCATTTTGAATATTTTTTTTGGTTGATAGAAAAACGCTCACCTTACCTTTCAAATACTCTCTCGATAGGATAAGGGAGCGCCAACAAAAACTAGAGTCTATTCTTTCAACCAAACGTGAGGGCCTTGTCCATCTTTATTTGAATAAATCAATAAGAATTTGTCAATTTTATCATTTTGTCCATTCAGCTAAAATGAAAGCATTGTTTACACGTGTCAATCCACAATACCGACTACAAAGGAGATAAAACCAAACCCTCTTCTTCGATTGGTTGTTTTGGTGTTGGTAAGGAATCGAACCTTATCTTCATCGTAGAGCCGATGCGTTCTGCCATTAAACTAGCCAACAAAATCACAAGGTTTGCAACCCTTGCTTTGGAGTCTGAAACGCTTCCAGTGTCTAGCAGCCCTGTTTGGTCTCCCACCGTGTTAATTATCTGCTAATTTATTTCAGGGCTTCGTCGCAGGAGGAGGATTCGAACCTCCAACTCTGGATCATGAGTCCAGCAAGATACCGTTTCTCTATCCTGCAATGTTTTTCCAGTTCTTCAGGCAATTCTCTTTTGAATCACCCGAAGGAGGAAACTGGATATTAACTTCTTACAGTACCTTTTGTATATTCTTCTTTCATTTCATCCCACTCCCCTTTTTTGTGTGCTATGGCCCATTCTTCTCGAGTTGGGAAAACACAGTTAAAAGGAGGTTGAGCGAAATAGGCCATGACCTCGACAATGTATTCGCCGATAAAATCCCGATCGCTTAATCCTGTTGTTGATGCTCCTGATGAAATAATTTCGCCAGTCTGAGTGTTCACTAAATCTCTTGGATTAAAAATCGCTTTGCATACTTCGTGTAGTTCGGTTGTATTTCGTATAGGTCTTTATTTGTCGTTTCGATTGATGTAGAATACTTTTGCTGCCCTTGGCAATGCTAATGTTAGAATGCAATCGAAATAATATCGGTATCGAGTTTTGACAACATAGCCATTGTCTCTTTCAAAATAGGTTTTGTATTTGCCGTCTTTAAGATTACCGTATTGATCATGGAAGATTTGACGACTGATATCAGTCATTTTTCCATTCACTTTTTCTATTTTGAATATTGCGCTGCTCATGTTAATACCAGTTTTTTCTAGCCCTACCTTTCTTAGTTTTAATGCTCCTTTTCCAATCTTCGTAGGCCATAAATTCAAGTCTTTTGAAGTAATCCTGTACACGTGCAATAAAACTTAGTTTAAACCTTTCATTGTCCGTAGATTCCAACTTCATTGGTAATGGTACTATATTGTCATTCTCATCAACAATTCGAAGCGGTGTCATCTTGATTTCTAAGTAGTAAATTAATTCTATTTCGTCATGAAAGTTTCTGTCTCTAACACTGTCTATTATTGAGTTGACAGTGTAATTATTTTTGATTTGCTCAAAAATTGTCGGTATCAAATATTTGTAATAATAAGCTGTAAGTGATTTTGACAAATAGCTTCGTACTTTGTAAATAGAAACACGATAAGTACCGTGTTGTAAATTCTCCGTTGCATCATTCAAGAAATCTTCAAACTGTGTAAATTCTCCTTGAAACTCTATGTTTTCAGAAAACTCAAATCCTCTTCGTTTTGCATTTTCTGCGAGAATATCCATTGACGAAGGAGGCGTTTCTTTTTTATTAGAAAGTTCTTCGCCGATTTTTACTTCTGAAATGTCGAGGTTCAAAAACCTCGACATTTCATTTACATCAATCACTTTTGTCATTAGTCTCGAATTGCGAATACTGACCATCTATCGCTACTATTGCTGTTGGTTTTGTTTTTAACCCTACCGTTGTAGCGTATTTTGAAGCATGTGCCTGAAACTGGTGACAAGTTTTCAATCTCACCAGTTAATACTTTTGAGCCATTTCTAAACCGAGCTATTATTCCGTTATCGTCTTTGTAGTAGAAGAAGGCGCACAAGAGTAATTTTTCTTCTCCTGTTTGATTGTCTACACAATTGGATTCTTCTAATCTGTCGAACACGCACAATCTTTCTTCTCCTTCTGTTTCAGGAGTCCAGTACTCAGAAATTAAGTCAAAAGGAACTACGCTTTCTTGCTTTAATTCAGGAAAGTCATTGGCGTTGGTCATCAAAGACAGGTCAACCACTTTAGCAATCAAGCCTTGTTCTTGAGTAGCTTGGTTTTCTGTTTTTGCTACTGCTACATTTAAATCTTCCATAATTGAATTTTGAATTTATTGGTTTATAAAAATTGATTTTCTCAAAAGTGAGGACGGCAAAGTTTGTTTTGGTGAATGTTTGCGCCGTCCTCTGTTTAGTCATAGTATGAAATAAGGGGACATTGTTAATCCCGTAATCGGTTTACCCGTTAATAATGAACTCAGCCATTTGTCGAGCTCGGTTGACCAAATTGGTCATTTCTTCTTCACTGATGTCGCCTCCTAATCGTTCTCCCAGTAACTTGTCTAGACATTCAGTTCTGATTTTTTCAACTCGTTTTTGTTCGTCGATTTCCTGTTGTTCTTTTTCTTTTGACATCCTGCTGTTTTGATATTGTTTGAAAAATGATTATCTTGTAACTGTTTCTCCCTCCGATACACCTTCCTTTAACCGTTTACCCTTTTGATAAATCCTTATGTGAATGCCTAACAGAAAGCCTGATTGTTTCAGCATCTGTAGGTATCTTAGAGAGATTTAATTTATTTTTTAAGAGTAGACGTAACTCTTGTATTAGATTCATGTCGTCCTCTGAAATTCGTATAGGATATATCGCTACGGTGTTATTTTTTGACATATTGTATATTTTTTATACATTTGTAGATGAACTTTAATGTATCATTCACTAAACTTGACTCTGAACAGTTGACTCAAGAAGTAAGAAAGCGTAGAGCTTATCTTAGAAAACAGCAGTTATTAGCCAAGCTAGAACCCTTCATGGATGAAATAAAAAGCCATGGTGGTGAAGTTGAGATAACTTTTAGAAAAGGATTGACAGGTATGGATTTGAATATCAAAAACCTACCTAGTGAACTTACTGAAAAGATAAATTCACTCCTCCTCAACTAATTCTACTTCAGATTCAAATTTGTAGTTTTGAATCTGAAAAACTGTTTTTTGTAATTCTTTGAGTTGTTGCTCGAACTTTTTCAGCAGCTTGTCAAAGTCGTCGTCATTAGTAAATGTGAATGATAACTTCATCGTTGTATTGTTATTGTATTGCAAATATACAAAGAATCTTATGACAAATCATAATTATTTTATGACAAATAATTAATATTTATTGATTTTATATCGAATGGTGGCAAATATTATCAAATATTCAAAAGAACAAGCTGAATTTTTAGAACTTGTCAAAGTGTTGAAAGCTGACAAGAAGAGAAAGATTCCATACACGGACATAGAGAATGTTATAGGTAAAAAAACCTCGTTTATTTCTAGTTTAAGGAAAAAAGGGTATGGTACTGTGACTTCTGAAATGATAAACACATTAAAACAAGCATATCCTAACGAACTTCTAACCGAAGAAGAGCGAGCTGCCCAGGTATCCGATTCAGAGAAGGAGTTAAAAGTGAAGTTGTATGACCTAAATGAAGCAAATAAGAAACTGGAAGCCGAGGTTGAGGCTCTAAACGAACAATTACGAGAAAGAGATAGATTACTTAGTGAGCGTAATAAAAGAATACGTGAATTAACCCAAAAAAAACAATGACATGGACGAAAACACAACTGCCGATGCTTTCGAGGGGATACAATTCAAGTATTTCATAAAAACAGGCCCAGATTACAATAAATCTATTTTAGAAGAAAACAACCTAGCTCACATTACTGAAAACCTTAACGATTGCAAGACGGTTCAAGAGTGGTTTAAACTTGGTTGGGATTTAAGAAAACAAACTAGCTGGGATTTTGAAGTCAATAATAGAAAAATCGTGATTTCTTTTAATGGGATTAGCGATGAATTGTATAAAAGAATCAAGCATCGGTTTAATAAGTGAATACTAAATCCATCATCAAATACATTACCCGTTCATGGGAAGATGAGTATAAGCAAAATGGTAGCCATTATGCAAAAAGGAAAGGCAAAATATTACCCCCTTTCTTTTTCGATTTGCTAGCTTTTATGATTTGGGGAGTTGTTATATATAGTATAATTATGATGATATTCTCATAAGAGATTTTTAACCAAACACAAATATAACATGAAACAGGTCTTAATCACTTCACTCCTTTTTTTATTACCTTTTATTGGTTTTTCTCAAACAATTAATGGCGTAGAATTGTCCGAGATTGATGTTGAGTATGTCCGTATTGTTGGTACAGCAAAATTGCTAAGCAAGAAAGTTACGATACAATTAGATTTCGGCCAAGAGACAAAGTTTTGGACAGCAGCAAAAGATACTGTCATAAAAGATGAAAATGGCAAGCCATTAACTCTAAATTCTATGATAGATGCCCTTAACTTTATGGGCAAAAATGGCTATGAATTCTTAGATTCTTATGTGATTACTGTAGGAAGCCAAAATGTTTATCATTATCTGCTGAAGAAGAAGTAACCACCCTATCTCTACTACACTAACAAATACAATTAGAGTTTTAAACAATTTTACACATGCACCAATATCTTCAAGACTTCGCTCGCCTATTTCTAACGGGCTACGAAGAAAATGAAGAAATACCAAAGAGTGAATTGATATTATTCTATACAATAGTATCAATAGCAATCATTGTAACATTACTAATAACATATTTATAACATGAAGGAACAGGATTTAAAGAAAAAGAACGATAAGCTTCGACAGAAAGATAAAGAATTGTCTGAGCGTAATAAAAAGCTCAGAGAAAAGAAATTACAACAGAATTGAGTACTCCCACTCCAGAAGTTCAGCACGAAATTCAAAAATATTATTCTGTTCCAATGTAGTAGATTGGAGCAGTAAAGCATCAGTTAAGAGCAATAAAGCGTAGATGGTCACCAGTTCTTTCTGCATAGTATTTATTTGTTGCTTCAAATGTACAACAAATTGTTTTAAGAAACAAAACTATTTGTTTTGTTTTTACTTGTAATCAATTTCATTGATATATTGTGTTTTTACTTTATGATTTCTGGAGATTTAATCAAATCAAGTAATTATCACTGTAGGCATGCCTACCTATCTTAAAATAAAGAACACATGGACACTCAACTCTTATTTGACAGAGTCAATTTTATTGGAGAAGAAAAGAAATACTATTTCATCAGAACAAATGGAGGTAAAAACTATAGTGCTTACTTAGATAATAATTTTATAGCGATTGGTTGGAATACGATAACTATAGAAGACCTATTAAATAATGTCGATTTATTGAAAAACAAAATAGGTGTTGAAGTTAACAAGTCAAGGGTTGCTAATAATGACCCCATTTTAGACTTACAATCAAAAAAAGGCAAATCTAAAGTCACTAGTGTATTTAATAAACTAAAAAAATTCAAAGATCTAAATCGAGGAGATATTATTGTTATTCCAAGTTACAATTCAGATAAGCTTTCTTTTGGAATGATTGATGATGACAACATATATATTGATGATATTCCTTATGGTAACTGTGTTTTTAATAAAAGAAGAAGAGTAAAATGGATAGAAGAAAAAACAATGCTTGAACTAGATCCGATGTTTTATAAAATCAAATCAAATCGGCATGCTATTAGTGATATTAGTAAATATAGTGAATACATAGATTTCGCTACTAATACTCTATATTTAAAAGGTGACAGTGGGTTTTATGTGTTAAATGTCAGTACAAATGAAGAAATAAACGTATCTTCGTTGTTACAATTAATGCAAGAAGTTCAAGATATCACAAATGATTTGAACAATCACTTTAATTTAAATGAAAATATACAACAAAACACTATAAAACTTACCCTTCATTCTCCAGGTACTGTCTCTTTTAAATTTCCACGCAGAGTTGCAGTTTTATTTGGATTGACCGTTTCTTTAGTAACATGCCAACCAGGCGATGTCAATGTACCGAATAACGAAAAGAATGAAGCAATAGGTTTTATTAACAATCCACAGCACAATACTAAATTAGATTCATTAATCAGAACCTTGGACACCCTAGGGGCTAACCAAGGTCAAAGAAATACTTTTAGATAATGTGGGAATTCACTAAAATATTTTCCAGTTCAGATAATCTGTTTAAATTCCTCTTTGTTGGAGGGATTTCTATGGTTTTCGTTGCTATGTTTTATCCTTTAAGGAAACAACATGAATTAGAAATTCAAACAAACCAGTTTGAGATGGAGAAAGCTTTGCTTTCTATGAAAATACTTGATTTAGAAAAAAAGGTTAATTCATTGAAAGCTTTGGACCAACACTTAAACAAACAACTGGATAGTTTAAATAAACTTATCAAAAAATCAACAAAAACCATTCAAATACAAAAACTTAAATTAGAAGGTAAAAAGTTAATTGTTGAATTTGATGAAAAAAATCTTGTGGGGAAAAATTATGGACAAGATTTATCAATTGATAATATTAAATTAAAATACTCAGGTAAAGCAATAGATATATTACAACAACAATCCAATTCTTATAAATCATATACATGCCTGTTAAAAACACTCGGTTGGCTCACTTTTCTTATAGGCTTAATTGGTTGGTGCTACGCTACGTATAAAACTGAAAAATTGAGAGAGCAGCAAATAGAGAAAAATCAACGAGATTTAGATAAGGGCAAAAAACACACAGAAGAAACTGAGACTCCAGTTCCAGATACTGCTGACGAACTTGAGACTAAGGAATAATATTCTGAAGAAAGTTAAGAAAAAAGCCTTTATACAATCAAGTACAAAGGCTTTTTTATATTTATTTCACAAATTAAATATCAACTTACTACATATTTCCTTTTATCAATAGTCCATTTCATCAAAGCTAATTTAATGATTTCTGATTTTACAGGTTCGCTTTCAGGTTTTTGACTTCCCATCGTATTTTCCATTTCTTCAAGATTTGGATTTTGAACAGGCCCAAATACGACATTATTTACATCTTCAAGCAAATATTTCCAATATTCTGATTCCAAAGCAAATCCCGGGCATGGCTTACCACAAACATCATAATGCCTGTACACATCTGTAATTGACAAATGAGGATTTTCAAGTAATTTCTTAGCAATCAACTTGACTAAGTTGACGTACATTTGTTTGAAATCACCATCCTTATTCACGCATGCTTCAATCCCTATTGTAGTATAGTTTGGATTCAACCACTTTCTATTTTCCCAAGTACCAAGACCAACACCTTCATCGGTAGCCTTTCTGCTCTTAGAACGAGAGTTGGGTAGTACACAGCCTGTATGGTAAGCCACCTCTGTATCTGGAATAGCTTGAGTAATGCTATCGTGGTCGACTATATAATGAGCAGAGCAGTATCTATCTGTTCGATTAAAGTAGTTTCGATTTGCTGTATCGTCAGCACCATAACCAGTATTCGCAGTCCAATGGACTACTATACCTTTTAGTTTTCGTAATTTATATTTCTTCGAATCACGAAGGAATGGACGATTGCGACGGCTGGTCAGTAGATTTTGTATAATTTCCAAATCTATCAAGATTGAAGGCTGGACATTAACGCCGCTAGGATTACGAAAATAACTATCGAAATAATCAATCCAATCAGCCAAGAGTTTTTTTTTGAATCTACGGGAGGTTCTGTTTCTTTAGGCTTGTCTATTGGGATATCCTTAATTGGGCCTTCTGGCGGTAAATCTCGAATCACATCAAAAGCTACAATTGGCTGAATCAGTCCAAATCCTGTTTTGTCATCAAAGCCAGGGGCTGCTATATCTTTAGCTGTTTCTCTTAGTAATCGGAACAACTCTTTAGGAGGGAATTTTTTGTTTCGATTCGATTTTTTCCATTGACTAATTATCAAAGCAGCTACACCAGCTACAGAAGGGCATGCCATACTAGTACCACTAGCATCCCAAAAAGCATTACCTACTCCAAAGGAGCGTATATTGACTCCATAGCCAGTTCCATCATTTTCAGTATTATTCGAAGAAAACGAGGCAGGTTTATCAAACTTATCAGCAGCGGCCACCGCAAAAGTTTCTGGAATAGCGTATGCATTGCTCATGTTAGCCCCCCAATTTCCAGCAGCTACAAATACCGACACTCCTTTTTGATGGAGTTTCACAAGTATTTCACGAACTGAATCTTTTAAGCTACTCGAACCTAGAGACATATTGACAATATCGATATCATCTCTATCATGAATCATTTGCAAGGCATCTTCAATCCATGAACTGGAACCAGCGCCATCTTTATTCAAAACCTTACATGAAATAATTTGAGCATTGGGAGCAATCCCTCGGATGGCAAAACCATTGTGCTGAGCATTGATAATTCCTGTTACATGTGAACCATGGCCGTTAGCATCAACTTCTCCTTTGTCAGAAGTGAAATTATGCATTTCATGTACTAAGGAATCATGATGGGTAGGTGCTCCTGTATCAAGTACAGCAATTTTCACCATGTCCCCTTTGGTTTGCTTCCAAATTTCTTTAAGATTCCATTTCTCAATAAAATACCCCATTTCTTCAGACATCATGGCTCTTGCCTCAGTTTCAGGAACAACTTTTGGTGCAAAGTTTTTTGGTATTGAAATATCCATTATGCAGCGTTTTTATATTTCATTCCCAATACACGTCCAATTGCCCTACTAGTAGAGCCAATCGATTGAACTTGTACTTCTTCTTCAGCTATAGGGTTGTTTTTTGCAGAGAAGAAAAGAATAATTTGATAAATACCTCCAGCTACTAGAATAATAGCATCCGTGATCGGTGCGAAATCAAATTGTAAACCTAATAAAGGCAAAACAAATCCTAAAATTGTCAATACTTGACGAACGATGTTATCTAACTGTTGTTGAGTCATTTTTTATTCGGTTTTGATTTCCTATAACTATTTTCTTTTGAGTTATGGGAATGATTTAAAAAAGCAGAGCTTTCGCCCTGCAGCTATAATCCAATTCTTTAGAACAATGTTCTAATTTTATTCTTTTGTTAGTTATACTGTTATTAAACTATAAATTGTATCAAAAAATCCATTTCAAATAATTCACCATCCAATGTTTCAAACCAGATGCTTTCAACAGCATAAACACCTCCCGTATAAAACCAATTTCTGTTTTGAGCATTTACATCAACAATTGCATTACAACTAAAAATAGTGTTCGATGGAACTCCTTCAACATTACTTAATATTATTCCATCAATCTTAACAGCTAAATCCCCATTAAAATTGAAATCATTAGAAAGTACATTGTGATACTTAACTAATCCATTGGTGTAATTAATTTGCTTTATTATAACATCTGTATTTGTTGGGATTGGGTTTGTAATTATTGCATTAGCCATAGCAACATCAACAGGTGCATTATTCCACGCTGCAACGCTTATAGATTTAGGAACTCTTACAACATTCCCTAATGTAGCATTATTAATATTGACTAAAGGAGACGTATTAGGACACCCCCAATCATCTGAGAAAGGAGCGATATAATTGTAAGTTGCGTCCTCTCCAATTTTAAAGTAACCCTGATTATCAGCCCCAGTGAATACTATAGGTTCTAAACAAGCTTTTTCATTTAAAACTGAAGGTATAGGGCATAAAGGATTCATATTGTCGCTACAACTCCCTCCTGTACCATATCTAAGACATAGTGTTTTTGCATTATCCCCCGTTAACCCGAAATCTATTCCAAAAGCGATTTTATTGAAAGTAAAAGAACTTCCGTTTTGAAAAACCTCTGTTCCGTTTGGAAAATAAGTAGCATTGTAATTGTTGAAATTTTGTAACTGTTCACCTACTGTTTTATCCATAACTAAATAATCAGTTATACCATCCGTAACCGTTATAGTACCACATTCTCCTAGAGCTACAGCTGCGCCGTTTTTTATCAGATTTACACCTATGGTTGATTCTCCTGTTATTGGATTTGTGTTGCTTAGAACAGATGCTTTTGTGGTAGCAGGATTACAAGAAGGAATACAAACAACATCCTTACCTATATCACCATCTAATTGCTCAACATAAAAATCCATATTTACCCCCCCTGTAAGCTTTGTGATTATTAAGTCAAACCCTAATGGTTTTTCAAGATTTAAAAACCAATTAGCAGAATTAGGTGCAAAAGTGCCATTAGCTACATCTAACACACCACCTCCGCTATTAACAGGATTACCATTAAAAGATATGATGTCGCTATTAGTGTCATTCGCTGATTGGCAGCCATCGCTGTCAAAAATATTGATATCCCCATAGAATGTAAGTACATCCCCTTCGCTAATAAAAAAACATTGGGGATCTGAAAAACTAGACAAAGTGGTATAAGTCGATGTACAATATAAATCACCGTTACAAGTTGTTTCTCTCCATTCTGGCAGAGTATCCCTGTAAATTAATTTATCACAGAAAAAATAATTAGCTATTTTCAATAATGTATCTGATAAAATCACGCTACCAATTACTGGTGTAGTTTGTGGAATAGTTATCTGATTATGTGTAACTCGGAATGTGTTCGCACAAGACAATGTATCGCATTTTATTGGATTACTTTTAACACCTAATTGATATAAACAACATTCTTGTAATTCTTGACCGTCTACTATAATTGTGTTGATTTGTGCTGTGACTGTATAGTCTGTGCTTTCAGGTACATTAAAACATAACCAATCTGCACCGACCAACCGATAACATATCTTGCCTTGTTGCATTGTGTCAATTTCCATTACATCAATCTCATTCAAGGGATCACAGTCGTCACAATCAGGTATAAGGTCACTGAGATTAACAATCCATTCCTTTCCACCTTCTTCTATATATAAGGAGTCTCCGAAAAGATACGCATCGGTGATTAACTCATTTATAATACTACAATCTTCGCAATCTCCATTCTCAGGGTCGATACCGAGCCCTTGTAATAACAATTCTTTGTCGATACGAATAGCTAATTCTAATGAATCAAGCGGGTCAAAATCAAATAATGCTTTTAAGGTTGCACTATTTCTGAAATCCACTTGTTTGCCGTGATCCAAATCATAATATCTTTGGTCATCTACATCAACTGGTAATAGCTTTAAAACCGTATACCTGGTACCTTCTTCTTTGGCGATTGCTTCACGGAGCAAACCGAAGAAATCTTTATTATGATAGCCTATACGTGGATAATTACCATTTGGAGGATTACCTCCCAAAGATGGGTTTGGTGGTATTATTTGTGCAAACATCCCGCTTGACAGAAACAACATTGAAAGTATAAGTACTATTAATTTATTTTTCATCTTGTACTATTTAAATTTTATTCTTATTAGAGCAACTATATTTTACGCTTTTGCCATTGTTAACATTTACAAGGAATTCCGCTTTTAGGAGCTTGATATGACAACTCCAAGCTAGCAGACAACTTATCAATTCTATCAATGTTATTTTGAATAGAAGCGATAGTTTTATCTTTATTTGATGTTTCCTGAGTAATTCTAATTTTAAGTCTAGCCTTTTGTTTTTTGGTACATCGGTCGATTTTGTCTTGTAAATCAAGGATTTCTTGTTTCCATCCTTTGATTTTATCCCAACCAGCATCATCCGCAAATTCTTCTTCTACTTCTGCAACCAAAACCGCTTTTTCATCTTTACAAACCTCCAATTGACCTAAGAACTCACCTCTTTCCTCAGATAAATCATCCAATTTTGATTTGACTTCAAGTCTTGCTTCCTCCTTACATTCTTCTATAATAGTACAAGCAAGCACTTTTTTATCGCTAATGTCTAAATCGCCTAGCATGTGATATGCAACGTCTTTTCTAGTCAATTTACTTTCATCACCAAGCAAGCCTTCTAATTGCTCGATTGTTTTTACAGTTCCTTCAGGAGTATTTGAGTTTGTTTTATTTTCTGAATTTGAATTTGAATTTGAATTAGGGTTCATTGTTGAATCGGTTTTATTTGTTAATAAATCAAAAGGCCACATTGTATATGGTGTTTTATTCTCGGAAGCCGAGTTGGATTAATTTTTCAAAAATCAATTTTATATAATCATCTTCACGCTTGGCTTGCGAATAGTTTATTTTTAGTATATCAAGTGCTTTTTTGTGTTGTCGAATCGTTCTTTTTTTCACCTCGGCGAAAGTTCCTTTTAAATACAATTGATTAATAAGGGGTTCTAAGACATCTATATCGTCGTCAATAACATTCAAAAATTCCTTTTCAAAAGCTTCGTAAGCTTCTATGACCTTTTTGTCAGCTTTTTTTATCGCTTTGTCCAGCTCTTCTTGAGTGTCAAATAATTCCGCTCCCATGGGAATCTGATAATCAAACTCGGCATAGCCTGTTTGATAACCTAACTCTTCCTGAAGGAGGTAAAATTGGCTATAAGCTTGACAGCTTGATAGCAGGATGAAAACAAGTAATATCAATCTCATTATTCTATGTTTGTGCGGTTATGCGCCACAAACGAAACGTTTGAACGCAGTCCGCCAATTGTCCTAAAATAGTTAGATGGCTGTGAGCCAACTGTTCTATATCGCCGTCTTGCTTCTACTGTTACGACAGCATTTGCGGGAACGTTTTGCCGATATAGCTGGGCAACTCCGAGGTTATATATTTCGTACAATTGTGGTGTAATCACATCAGGATTAGTATCGTCTCTTTTGTCTAGATATAGATAATTGTTATAGGTCCATGTTTGCACGGGTGCACCATTCACTAACAATCGAACATCTATCCAATAGTATGACCTCGTTCGTCTCGAATAAATTAAATGATTTCCAAGATTAGCAGTCGCGCTTACATCGCTTGCACAAGCAGGTGTAATATAAGTTTGTGATACCTGTTCCCAATCACCTAATACTGTTGCTACATTACCGACATTATTATATATCTGAGTCCAAGGAAAGAGCCATCCTGTTCTATTGTTATTGTATACGAATCTTCCAACACATTCACTTATCATTACCCCGTCAGGGTGATTGATTGGAATAGTATTCCCATTGCTAATCGTAATCGACTCAGTAACACCGTTCACATCGTTGTTAGTCAATGTTTGTTCGTCTGTAGATGGTGGATGTATGATTAAATCATTGATACAAGCAGCCAGACCTTCCAATTCTGCGCATTCCAACTTACCGCAGCATTTAATATTTTCTTCAAATTCGATTTGACCTTGAACATTCAAGGCAAACAAGAAGAAAAATAATATGATATTTGTGTATTTCATTACTGACAACATGTTGGGCTTAAGTTTGGCTGTGGTGAAGTAAATGTAACAGTACTCAAGTCACTACTATTTATCCATTCGTGTAAGTTATCATCAGGATTTGGTGTTGGTGTTTTTTCGCTACAAACTTGGTATACTGACCAGTTATCAATAGAAATATCCAAAACAGGGTGCGTACCACTCGAAACCGTTCCTATGAATGTAAAACCAGCCCCATAGCTTGCAGCGTTTGGATGAGGTTGTTGGAATTTACTGTATAGTGTCCAGATGCTTTCACTACATTCTGTGTCGGTTGTTTCGCAAATACAACAAGACGGTTTTTTTTCTATAATTGCATTCGTAAAAGGATCGTAAGCTATTGAAATGTTGTTTGTATAAGTGACCAGTTTAACTTTTTCGCCATCTACACAGTAATCCCAATTGACATCAGCGACTACCAAACCATCTGTACAGGTAGTAAATTCCCCAATACTTGTAGATTGAGATAAATCATCTGAATTGACAAAAAACTCTGATTGTAGAGTACCGTTAAGATATAGGGCATATCGAATCCATTCGACTCCATTGGCATCTACGACACATTCTTTTACTTCTATCAAATCTACATCGTTTGTACAATCGGTTGTCACATCGTTCGGGTCAACAACAGTAAAATCAGGTAATACATAATTAGAAGCTAAAACAAGCCCTTCGCAATCTCTTTTAAAAAAGAAGATTACAGGTTGGTCAGGGTTGTCAATCAAACATGCTGTACCAGATACTATTTCCGTTTCACAGGTTACGTTACATTCATACAATGACGAAGGGTCTACAATAGCACCTGTCAGCATATCATGCCACTTGCCACCAGTCTCACAATCACCGCAATATATCGCCTCACCACCTGTCGCATCGTCTCCACAAGTCAAGTATGCTTCTAATACTTTTCCTGCAAAATTTGCTGAACTGGTACCAGTAAAAACTATAAAATCTGTAGAGTTAAGCATCCATGCTGTTGCGTCGAACTTTAGTATATTACCCGCAACATCAATAATCGTTAAATAGGCTATTTCTCCTGAATCGATGCAGTTTGTAACGTCATTTGTAAAATCTTGTACACCATCAGCATTGATGCCGTTTTGGTTGTATTGCCATTTCAAAGATGTTCCTCCAGTACCTCCACTTGAAAAAGTCGCATCAGTTTTGTTGTCTGTATTAATATGTTGTGAAGTACTCGTTCCACTAGCACCATAACATTTTATGATGCTTGTTGGTCTTGTGCGAAACAAAGTATCTGCGCCTGATATAGTTACTTTTTGTATTGCTTTTATCGAATCATCAGGATATATAATTTCTACACTACCATATATTTTAATGCTGTCATTTGTCACATTCACATTCAACTCGTTATCATCCAGCCAATCCGTTAATTCCGCAAAATCTACATTTACATCGAGCGTATTGTTACCCAACCAATCCGTTAATTCTGAGAAGTCAACGGTTAATTCATTATCATCCAACCAGTCCAATAACTCTTGAAAATCAATGGCTATTTCGTTATCCGTCAACCAATCTGTGAGGTCAGAAAAATCAACATTAACATCAATGTTTTCATTGGTGATATTTACATCTAGCTCTCCGCTTAATATATCTTTAAGGGTTTGAAGGCAAGCTATTATTTCGTCAATACCTTCAATTGTTAATTCATTGCTCGCCAACCAGTCCGTTAATTCAGAAAAATCAATATTTAAGTCATTCTCTGCCAACCAGTCCGTCAAGGCTGTAAAATCAATCATCAATTCGTTGGCTGCCAACCATTCAATTAGTTCCGAAAAATCAACTTCAACAGTACCTTCAATTTCAATAGGCTCTGACAAAACTGTACAATTTGCAGGAATTAATGTTGTAATAATGTTTTGACCCGGTACTCGAATATCTCTATTGTCTCTTATTCCATTAACCAATATGTCACCAGCGCCATTGGCTGTGATTGACAATTCGTCAAATCGGTCAGAAATCAAAGTCATAGTCAATGTATGACCTGCAGGAATCACTTGAGGACCTTGTACGTCTAATGCCGACAATATATCAACTGTCAAAAATGAATCTGTACAGTTCCATACCGTCACCGAATTACAAAACTCATCGTTCTCATTCAAGTCAGAGACAAATACACCACCAGCGGCAACCGCTTGGATACCGCTACTGTAAAAATCAACCTCTTTCCCTTTGATAATAGGTTGACCAAAAGCTTTTGCAATAAAAAAAAGGCTCACCAGCACAGCGAGAAAGCCTTTTTTTGATATAGTAAAATTTATTAATTCCATCTTTAGACTAATGGGTTAGCGATTCGTGGTGGATTTGTACAAGCTTCAAAAGTCAATACGACTTCCCAATAAGAAACAGAAGTTGCATCCTCTTCATGTATTTTGTCTGCGTCAGCTGAGGTAGGTGAAATACCATTGTTTCCACCATAGAAATAACCACCTAATGATTCATACCAAAATTTGAAATTAGTATTCCCTTTTTCAACATTCCGCATAAAATCATTAATACCATCACCGATACACTTTACTTTTGCTGTAACAGTATAAATCTTTTTGACTGTTTTCGTTTTACCTTTTGGTAGCGATACTGTAACTTTTTCAGCTTTTGGTATAGAACCTTCTACAACAACATATTTTACATTTGTAGCAGTTGTATCGGAGTTATCAATTATTGAAGCCCAAGCTAATATCTTTTCTGCACTCCAATCGCCAATAGGGTTTTTACAACAGGGGTCAAAATATAAACCACATATTTGTCCTAATTCTGTTTCAAGGCAACAGTCAGGGTCTTCGGGAATTGCTACTTTACCCCAACCAGGGCATCCGATGCGGCATTCATCAGCACTATTACAAATTATATCAAACCATTCGTTTACCATGATTTCTTATTTTATACTAATAGGGATTTCTTTTTCCCTACTTTATTTTTTTTACATTTAAAACAATCCATGCCATTGTCAGGTAAATTCTCTACTATCCAAGCAATATGGTTGTCGTAGTGTTTTTTTAAGCTATTTTTTTTATCCATCACCACCTTGTCGGATAACAGCGTAAAAAAGTTTATTTTCCCACTTGACAATACCGCTGCCATCAGTTTTGAAATCGCACGAAATTGTATATGTCTTGCAATTACATCAAGTACATGAAAGTCATTGACTTCGCCCAGTTCACAAATCCAAGCCATATTGTCACAAGAAAAATACCCTTCGAGACTTAACCCATAAGCCCACTTTGAAGAGGTTTTCTCTTTGCCGTTTTGCGTCAAATAACAACCTTTTGCAGCAACATAAGTCTTCCATTCGTGCTTGTCTGAGCAACAAATCAATTTGTTATTCAGAGGCTTACAATCAGGTGTTAATTCATATTTGAATATATACTGCAAATCATCACAATTATCGCTGTGTAGCGGCAATTCCAATGGCTGAGTAAATACATGTTCCACAAACTCATTTGCTTGCGTATTGACCGTAAAAGTCTCTATTGCCGTATCAGGATTTTCGCTAGAAAAAATATTGACTTCTATCGTAGCATCACAAGAAACACCGAGACAAATCTTTTTCAAAATCCAACAACCCGAACGAATATCACGAGGGGTTATTTTTAGATTCACTTCGACGGCATCGCTGCCTTCTGTCCCGTTCTGCTTCTTTTTACCGATTACGCCCGAAAAAACTTGATATTTACTATCAAACTTATTGTACAACGTACTTCGTAAGTCTACTTTGAAATCTCTGATTGCATCGTCCAAGGCTTTTTGCATCAACTCCCAAACATTCTTTCCATTAAAGCAGTCGTCAACCGTAAAAACAGCAGCTTCCAAAGGGAAACCGTATTCCATGTCGGTCAAAAAGTAACCACTTGATGATTCATTGTAGTTTGGTGGCCTGTCTGCTGTGATACATGGACAATCAATATCCGTCAACCCAACAAGCCCATCTAAGCAATCTAAATCTTTCAATTAACCGATATTTACGATTTCATAAATACAACGGCTATCATTACAACCTGTTGGAGAAACCCAACGCCCACCCATAAAGCTTACTACAAAAACATGCTTGTAAAGTCGTTTTCCAAGCTTATCTTTTCCGCAACAAGTTTTACTATACTCAACATCATAACGAACTGGTCGAATTGTTCTTCGGCCTTCATTGTCGATGTCAGCAATTGTCCATTCAGGATCATCTACATACCACTCCCAAACAGAATTTTGACCATCCATCAATGTTTGAGTAGGAGTACTAGATACCGCTCTGTTTGTATTAATGAATCCAAAGTTATTTGGATTAAACATTAATGTCGAACGTCGACCAAGAGCCTCATCTAGCCAAGTATCAAAAGATAAGTTGTATCGAGAAAAAGCATTTCTCGCACTACCATCTTTACAACACTGACCATCCATTGATTGTAAATACAACTCAAAAAAGTTAGTATCGTCAATCAACTTATAATTCGTACATTTTTCGTGTCGAGCAATATTTGTCAAGTGATAGAGCAAGTTCATGTTGAACTCGGCAGAAGTGAATTGCAATTGATTTCCTACAACATTGCCATAGGTGCCAGTCCAACTAATCGCTTCTGCATTAGCCGTGTAAAAAGCCAGTGCATCAGTAGCAATTGCTTTTCGCATAGCTTTAATGCCGCTCATAATACGGTTGGCAGCGAAATTAACGCCCATGTATTTTGATGTACAAGCTTGATCCGTGAAAGACCTTCCTTTATCTTTCATAAAGCAGTTACGCTCGTATTCTTCTTCACCACACTCTAAACCAACAGGAGTAGCTTCAAAATCACAATCAGTATCTGAAAAATCAGCTACCTTACTTACACCATCATAATCACAATCTTGTAACCAGTTGATTTTCCAAGCACGGCATTGACCGTTTTCAGTAATTTCAGATACACCTTGCATTCCATGTTCATTGAACATGCATTGAGCAACTGCACCTGGTTGCTCTACCTCGTCCGTTACTGCTTCTGCATCCCAGACGTCAGTTAATTCCAACATTAAATTTGTGAAGTCATCATCACAGTTAAAAGCATTACACATCGATTACTTTTTTTCAAGTTTCTCGAAATATTCCTTCGCAGCAACTCTATCTTCTTTTTTAGTGTCCCTGTTCGTAATATATTCGACTAAATCTTCTTTCGTTTTGATGTGACTAAACTTGCCGCTACCACCTGCACCACCTGCTCCGCCTTTTTTGCCGCCAGGTTCTGCCCCTTTTTTATCAGGGTCAAATTCGTGAAAACCAAATGGATTGAGTTCCTTAAGATGATCCTCAAACTTGATTGGTTCATGAAATTCATCGTTTACACGATTTCCCTTTTCATCAATCAATTGAAGTACACCATCAACCTCCTTGTATTTTTGTTGAGTAATTAAAACTTCTAAGGTTTTCCATTTTCTTGCATCTAAAACGCCATCAGTTGTGATTTTCGCTTTGTTTTTCAAGTAGAAATCCTTTGCAGTACCAAGCACCTTGGCTCTGTGGTTTTTTTGCGCTTGGTCTTTGATTTGAGTTTGTAAACTTGTAATAGTTTCTTCGTATTTACCTTTAAGGGCAGTCCTAAGTTCTTCCTGCAAGTCTTTTACAATCTCGTTCTCTAAGGCATTTTCTTTAGTCAATTCATCAGTCTTTGCGGCTGGTTTTGCCTTTTCAACTGCCAGTTTGACTAAATCAATTCCTTTTGCGCCAGTTACGCCGTATTTGTCAGAAATCTCTTTTTCCAACGCTTCGGCTTTTTCACGTTTTCCTCTTTTTAACTGTTCTTCACCGACTTTTTTGAATTTATCGGAAAAAGCATCATTAAGGACTTTGGTAACAGTAGCTTTGTCTAGCGTACCATCTTCTGAGGCATTTGCTTTGAGTTGTGCCTCCAACTCCGTTGTAGCGATTCCTGTGAGCCTCGCTAATAGCTCCAAAAATTTCAACATTTTTCAATGTTTATTTACAAACAGAAAATTCTGTTATTTTACTTTTTTATTAGCAGCTTTTTCAGCGGCAGCTTTGACGCCTTCAGGAGCTGCTGCTATATTGGGTGTTTCACCTGTTGTAAACTTCTTTGAATAAATCGGATGATTTAATAAGTTTTTCGCAACATTAGCTTTTACCTCATAGGCTTTACCTGTATTGATGTTAATAACTTGCGCCATTATTTTTGATTTTTAACAGCTTTCGCTGTTTTGGTAGATTTAGGAGAAGAAGCGGCAGCTTTTTCAGCGGCAGCTTTTTCAGCGGCAGCTTTTTCAGCG